AGACTAGAGACCTTATGGGTAAAAGTATTATGGAGCTTATCGCGATGCTCCCCGAGGACGAGCAGGAAGCCGCACTCGAAGGAATTGATCCAGACAATCTTCTTTGGGACTGGAATGTTTGGGCGCGCCCTGAGCAACTTCCACCTGGAATTGATGACTGGAATGTATGGTTAATTCTTGCCGGGAGGGGATTTGGCAAATCGAGAATGGGCGCGGAGTGGATTCGTGAGCAGGCAAAATACACAACTGAAGGCCAGCGTCGGTTTGCACTAGTGGCCCGTACTGCTGCTGACGCTCGAGACGTTTTGGTAGAAGGCGAGAGCGGAATAATGAATGTTACACCTCCCTCGGAGAGGCCGCTGTATGAGCCGTCCAAGCGACGCTTAACTTGGCCGAACGGTAACGTTGCCAGCATTTTTACTGCAGACGAACCTGATGGATTGCGTGGACCACAATTTAGACTAGATATTGCTACCCCCGTACCCACACCCAACGGTTGGACAACAATGGGAGATCTAAAAGTAGGAGATGTTGTATTTGATGAGCTGGGCAAGCCTTGCAATGTGACGGCAGTTCACGAGATTGAGCTATCCTTAGACAGCTACAGGTTGAACTTCTCAAACGGAACACACATTGACGCAGACGGCAAGCACAGGTGGAAGGTGCTCACACAAAACGACCTTGGTTATGTTCGTAAGCATTTTAAAAAAGTTATCCCTGAAACGTGGGCAACTGAAAGATTTGGTAGAGAGTCCACAAATCATCAAGTAAAAGACACTAACCAGCTACGCGCAAATACTGGAAGACGCCTCTACATTCCTGCAACAAAAGCAGTAGAGTATGCGGCAACCACCGAGCCCCTACCAATAGACCCTTGGGTGCTTGGACTAGTACTAGGAGATGGCGGAAGCGCTCAGCCTAGTTACATCGGCACCCACATGGACGACAAGCCCTGGTTATTAGAAGAACTAGAGCGTTCAGGATTGGTCAGTAGAAATATGAACAAAGACCACGTTTGGGCTGCGGGGTTAATAGGCCCGTGGAGGGAGCTAGTCCTTTACAAAAATAAGCATGTCCCTGACCGCTACTTAAGAGCAAGCGCAGAGGACCGTCTTGCTTTGCTACAGGGCCTCACTGATTCCGACGGGGGCGTTGAGCCAAGTGGCGCTTTTAGGTTTACTAATACAAATAAATCATTAATTGACGGATACGTAGAGCTTGCTAGAAGTTTAGGGCTAGTTCCTAAAACGTACGCTCGTAAACGCAGGAGCAGGAGAGGGATACAACTAGATAAGCAGTCTTGGTACGTTCAAGTTAACTCACCTATTCCCCTTGTGCGTAACCCCCGTAAGTTAGCTAAAGCTAGGTACGAGTGGCAGCACCAAGCAACTCAGCACTCTATCGTTTCTATCGACCCGACCACTCCAAAATTCATGAGATGTATAACCGTTGACTCTGCAAGTCACCTCTATCTTGCAGGTGAAGGTATGATCCCGACGTCTAATAGTCACGCATGGGCCGACGAGATCGCGGCCTGGAGGCAGACTCCAGACTCTGCCGGCATGACTGCTTTTGACAACTTACGAGTAGGCACTCGTCTCGGCAAGCATCCAAAAATTGTAGCAACTACTACCCCTAAGCGCACTGCACTTCTCTATAAACTTATTGAAGAATCTCGCACCGATCGAGAGACCGCAGCTAAGGTCGTTGTCACAAAGGGTTCCACAATGGATAACGCTGGAAATCTCTCCGGTGCATACCTTGAAACTATTTTGGGCGTCTACGAAGGCACGTCGCTAGCTCGACAGGAGCTCTATGGTGAGATGCTTGACAACCTAGAAGGAGCGATGTGGAATGAAGAATTGGTTGAAGCAGCTAGACACACTAATTACCCTGCGTCTACTCCGTTACGTGTTATCGGCGTCGACCCTTCAGTTGCTGAGAATCCCCGCGACGAGTGCGGTATTGTTGTCTGCGCATCGTCTGGAGAAGGAGACCTCTATAAGCGCAATGCTTGGGTTCTTGAAGACGCTTCAATTCATGGTTCCCCAGACACTTGGGCCCGTAAAGTTGTGGAAATGGCTCGCAAGTGGGGTTGTCCCGTTGTTGCCGAAGTTAATCAAGGTGGCGCACTCGTACGAAACGCAATTAACTCTATTGACCCCAGCGTCAAAGTCCTCGAGGTCCACTCAAAGTACGGAAAGCAGTTAAGAGCAGAGCCAATTCTTCTTGCATACGAGCAAGGACGAGTTCACCACGTTAACTACCTCCCAGAACTAGAATCTCAGATGTACTCTTGGATCCCAGGAGAGGGTAAATCCCCTGATCGGGTAGATGCAATGGTTCACGCCATGACCGCGCTCCTAATTAAGCCCCCTCCGGGCTTTTCTGGTGGTAAATTACGTGCAAAAAGCCTAGCGGATCGCAAAATGGGCGTCAGCAGGCCAAATACTGGCAACGTTGGCCGCGTTTTTAAGGTCAGGTAATGACAAAAATCATTTTAGACAGGTTCCCGTGCCATCTAGTTGCTATTGCTGCGGGTGAGTTAGACGACATACTGAAGCTAAGAAGCTACGAGCCTACACCTGGTGCTAAATATTTAGAGATAACTAGGGTAATATTAACAGAAACAGAAATAGTAGTAGCAAAAGATGGAAATTCTGGCCCTATTATTGTCTTCCAGGAGGCTTACGATCAGGTCTCACTGTCAGAAAAGCCAACCGAGGACACAAGAGTTGTTACATCTAGCGGAAAGATGCTAGCATTTAAGAAAGATACAGGCTGCGGATGCGGTTCTCGCCTTCGTGGCTGGAATCCATATAAAACCTTAGGATCGAGTAGAGATTAACATGGAACTTACCGCACTAAATTTTGTAATTGTTGCCCTTGCGGCCTTTCGGGCAACGCATATGATTACCACTGATGTCATTGCAGAAGGTTTTCGAAATAAAATCTGGTCGAAGTTCCCGCCGAGCACTAAACTTGGATACTTAATCACATGTAACTGGTGTACGGGTTTCTGGATGTCAGGAATCTTTGTATTTGGAGCAATTATTTTACCCCAAATCACAATTGTGGTATCATTAGTCTTGGCTATCTCCGCCTTGATTGGACTTATCTCCGCTTGGACCGAGCGCTAAACAGACAGGGAGCCCATCTTGGGTATTTTTAAGAAAGAACCAGCAGGAACACGGAACGAAAGCCCGAAGATACGTGCGGCCTCTCCAAGGAACACTACACGCGTTGCGCCCGGAGTTTCCGTAGACTCTTTTGGAATTGTTTACGCTGAGCCACAAGTTTTTAACGCCCCACGTGCAATGACCGCTGCCGCTGCTCAGGTAAAACTAGACGACAAGACCGAAGCTCAATATTTTAAAGCTCGCAGAGACTCCTCAGCCTCTTCGTGGCAATCAGAAGCCTGGGAGTACTACGATGCAATCGGTGAAATCAAATATGCATTCAACCTAGTTGCGTCCGTTGTTTCAAGAATTCGTCTTTACCCCGCTGCTGTCAGCAATCCAAGCGAAACACCTTCACCGATTGACTCTGTAGAGACTGTAGACCCGCGTCTAGCCGCTGCAGCAACTCGCGCGCTTGACCGCCTAAGCTCTGCCTACGGTGGACAGCCTGGACTTCTAAAGGACGCCGCTCTAAACTTGCAAGTTACCGGAGAATGCTATCTGGTTCAAATTCCGGAACGAAAAGGCTCCGGACTTCCGGAGACATGGGACATTCGTTCCACAGACGAACTTCAGGTTGACTCTAGAGGGAACTACATAATTAACCCCCGTCGCGATGTTGGTGGTGGTGGCGCTTCTGTGATGGCTCAGGGCAATAATGACACAATTCAACTACCTACATCTGCATACGTAGGGAGAATATGGCGAGCTCACCCTCGTTACACGCAAGATTCCGACTCTTCACTACGCAGTCTATTAGACCTTTGCGCAGAATTGCTTTTGTTGAACAGGACTTTCCGTGCGACTGCACGTTCACGCCTAAACGCTGGCGCTCTCTACTTGCCAGACGGCCTTTCGGTCGCTGCATCACCTGACCCCGACTACCCATATGACGAAGATGGAGATTTCAACGAGCAGTTTAACCCAGAAGAGGCCGCAGACGACTTCGAAGATCAACTAATCGATGCAATGACCACCCCGATTAAGGACGAAGACTCCGCGTCTGCTGTCGTTCCTTTGATCATCCGTGGTCCAGCAGAGCTTGGTGACAAGATCCATCAGTTTAAGTTCGAACGTTCGTTCGACCCAGCACTAGCTGAGCGCTCCGATCGTGTACTAGAGCGCATCATGCAGGGCCTAGACGTCCCCAAAGACATCGTGACGGGACTTGCCAACGTTAAATACTCTAACGCTCTACAAATCGATGAGAGTCTATATAAGGCTCACATAGAGCCTCTGATGCTACTAATCGTTGACGCACTAACTGTTATGTACCTGCGTCCATACCTAATTGCCAATGGATATTCCGAAGCAGAAGTTAAAAATGTCTGCATTTGGTACGACCCTAGTCTTGTAGCGACCAGGAATGACCGCGCTACAGATGCAGACTCTGGATTCGAAAAGATGGCGATATCTTACGACACATGGCGTCGTGCCCACGGATTCTCTGAGTCCGATGCGCCAGACCCTAAGGAACTTGCACTTCGCCTAGTAATACAAAAAGGCCAAGTAACACCCGAGCTTACAGAGGCAATGCTTCAAGCTGTTGCTCCTGAACTTATGGCAGGTATTCGAAACAAGGCCATGGAAGAAAGCGGAGCCGAGATTCCTCCAGAGATTGACCAGCTTCTCACTGGCGTGCCAGCTGAAGACGCAGGAGCTGCAGAGGCTCCTACCGAAGATACAACAGAAGAAGTCCCACCACTAGCAGAACCAGAGGCTTAATATGCATATCGACCAAAAAACGGAATTAGTATCAAAGTTAGCGCTTCTGCTAGCTGATACTGTGACTGCCAAGTTTATTTTTCATGGCTACCACTGGAACGTCTTAGGGCCAGACTTTGGTGAGTATCACAAGTTCTTTAAAACTCTCTATAAGGATGTGGACAGTTCGATCGACCCGCTGGGCGAGAATATCCTTAAGGCTGGATTCCCTGCTCCTTACTTTTTGACAGATTATGCAGAGATGTCCCTCATCAAAGAAGAGCGCCTAGACGGATCTTCTCCTACATTCTTGCTTCAGTCGGCTAAAAGAGTAAATGACCAGATAATGCACTCGCTGTTTGGAGCATTTGAAGAGGCAGAGAAGTGCAATGAGCAAGGATTGCTGGATTTCCTTGCAGCACGTATTGACATGCACAAGATGTGGAACTGGCAAATCAACGCATTTCTAGGAGTCCGCTAAATGTCCGAGTATCTAAACAAGGTAGTGAACGCTTCAGGCGAGTACGCAGCGCCAGCAGATAATATAGAAGAAGAAGAAACAGAAGAGAAAAAAGAAGCCCCCGAAGGTTATCACTACATGCCAGACGGCGAACTTATGCCGGACTCGGCTCATGAGGCAGCAGCCCTAGAAAAAGATTCTGACGACCCATGCTGGAAGGGTTACGTTCAAGTAGGCATGAAAGATAAGAACGGTAGAGAGGTTCCCAACTGCGTTCCTTCTTCTGCATCCATAGATGAGATAGTTGCAAGTGTTAATAGTGAGTTTGGGCACTCCAGGCGAGTTCGCGAAGAAGATGCCTATCAAGTGGCTAGAAAAGCCTGCGACAAATATAGCTACCTCGGAGACACCG